AGAATTGGGTAGAGGTAAGGTGGAGTATGAAGGAAGTTTGGATGATTTGTTTGAAACTGATTTAGAAAAATTTATTGAGTATAACATTGTCGATGTGGAATTAGTTGTGGCAATGGATGAGAAGTTACAATTCATTGAATTATGTAGAGCCGTTTGTCACGCTGGATTTGTTCCTTATGAAGATTACATCTATTCATCTAAATGGTTAGAGGGCGCTTGTTTGGGATATCTTAAAACTAAAGGGTTGGTGGCAACCAATAAGCCAAAGGATAGAAGAGAGAGGATGCAGGCATTGAAAGATAATAATCAGGAGAAGTTTATTGGAGCATATGTAAAAGAACCCATCGTTGGTAAGTACGATTGGATTTATGACTTGGACTTAACATCTCTATATCCATCAATCATTATGACTCTAAACATCAGTCCCGAAACAAAGATTGGTAAGATTGAGAATTGGGATGCGGAAGCCAATATTAAAGGTTTGGATACAACATATAAGTTAGTAGGTAAAGATGGTGATAAATACGAATATACGACTCAGGAACTGAAGGAAGTTATTAAGGATAGTAATTTAGGTGTGGCAGCAAATGGAGTTCTTTATACACAAGATAAACCCGGTCTAATCGCAGATATTCTTAACAACTGGTTTGATAAGCGTGTGGAATTCAGAAAGTTAGAGAAAAAATATGGTGAGGCAGGTGATACTGAAAAATATGAATTCTATGCTAAACGTCAGTTAGTACAAAAGATTCTTTTGAACTCAATGTATGGTGTATTAGGTTTACCGGCATTCCGATTCTATGATGTGGATAACGCTGAGGCTGTAACATTGACAGGACAAGTGGTAATTAAGAAAACTGCTGAAATGGCTAATATCAAATATTGGAAGGAGTTGGGTACAAAAGAAGATTATAATGTTTACATCGATACGGATTCCATTTATATGATGGCTGAACCATTGGTAAAACATAGATACCCTGAATATAAAGAGTTTGATGAACAACGAATGGCTTCGGAAGTAAACACAATCGCTGAAGAAACTCAATCATTCTTAAATACATTCTATGATATGTTGGCAGAACGATTCTTCTTTATTCCAAAAGAAAAACATCGTTTTGAGATTAAGAAAGAATATATTAGTAAAGCAGGATTTTGGGTAGCAAAAAAACGTTATGCACAATGGATGGTATTAAAGAATGGTATCAAATGTGATAAATTAGATGTTAAGGGATTAGATGTAGTTCGTTCTTCATTCCCCAAAGCATTTCAGGACCAAATGAGTGGAATGTTAAAAGATATCTTAATGGGTAAAGATAATGATTATGTTGATAAGAAATTATTAGAATTCAAAAATAATATGGTCAATCTGCCAGTTAATAAGATAGCAAAGGGTGGAGCAATCAAAGAGTTAAGTAAATATGATGATGGAACTTGGAGAAAAGATAGTGGTTTATCAATTGCATCATTTGAAAAAGGAACACCCGCACACGTTAAAGCTGGTATCACTTATAACCGATTATTAAAGTTCTTTAATTGTCCATTTAAAAATGAACCAATTAGAGATGGTGATAAAGTTAAATGGGTATATCTTAAAACAAATCCATTGGGATTGGATACTGTGGCATTTAAGGATTATAATGACCCGAAAGAGATTATGGATTTCGTAGAACAATATGTAGATAGAGATATGATATACAAAGCAGAATTAGAAAATAAAGTTGATGATTTTTATAACGCCCTAAAATGGGAAAAAGCATCAAATGATACAAAAACAGCAAAGAAATTCTTTGCTTTTTAAAAAATTTTCCGTATATTTGTAAAACAATAATTAAAATTTAAATAAAACAAAAACAAAAAGTATGAACAAGCAACACTTATTACGCTTCATTCAGAAATACTCATTAGGTGGAGTAATTGAATCGGTAGCATGGAATGCAGAGGGAAACAAATTATCAGTTCGATTTATTTCGGATGATAAAACAATGTTAGGAGAAGTGGATTTTGATGGTTTCACATCAACGCCATTTAACATTGGTATTTACACAACTTCTTTATTAAAGAATTTAGTAGGTATTTTAGATAACGATTTGAGTTTAAAAGTTGATATGGCTGGCGATAAGGCTACTGTATTAAAATTATCTTCGGATGAAACTGAAACTTCTTATCAATTAGCAGATTTAGGTGTAATTCCATCTGTGCCTGATTTGAAAGCAATGCCCGATTTTGGTATCTCAATTGATATGGCATCAAATATGATTGATAAATTTATCAAAGCAAAGGGTGCATTATCTGATATTGATACATTCACAATTTTTAGTGAAGGTGGTGATTTGAAGATGGCTATTGGTTACTCTACTATTTCTACAAATAGAGTTACATTTACCGCTATCAAAGGATTTGATGGTGATGTAAAACCAATTTCATTTTCAGCAAAGTATTTAAAAGAAATTTTAACAGCAAATAAAGAAGCAACATCGGCAAAATTAAAAGTTTCTACCGATGGATTAGCTCATATTGAATTTAAAATTGATGAGTTTGCATGTAAATATTATTTAGTAGAAATTTCAAATTAATAAAAATGTCAGAACAATTAGAATTATTCCCACAAGAGCAATTACAACAAGACGCTGGTAGTGTAAATATACCGGAAGCGCAGATTATAGCAGATGCCGAATGGTGTTTTCAATTTTTTAATAACGAACCTATTATTTTTGCTTGGTCCAAAGATGGTGCAAAAGCCGCACCATTGGTAATTAATATAGATTCGGTAGAAGGTGAAGGATTGAATTTCCAACAAAATGGAATGACATTTAGAATTTTCCCTCGTCCAATTTCAGAAAAAACAAAATTAGAAAGACAACAAGAAAAAGATGCAAGTAAAGATTAAATTATTAACTGAAAATGCAGTTATACCAACTTATGCAAAAGATGGTGATGCCGGCATGGATTTGGTAGCAACATCAATTAAGTTTGATGGTACTCAAGTTACATACGGAACAGGGTTAGCAATGGAAATACCAAAAGGATTTGTAGGATTAGTGTTTCCTCGTTCATCTATACGCAAAACCGATTTATCATTGAGTAATTCAGTAGGTGTGATTGATAGTGGTTATAGAGGTGAAATACAAGCAACTTTTAATCAAAAATCTTTATCTAAAGATGGCCAAATTTTATATGGAGTTGGTGATAGAATTATGCAAATTATAATTATCCCATACCCACCAATTGAGTTTGAAGAAGTAAAAGAATTAAATAACACCGAAAGAGGCGAAGGCGGATTCGGTTCAACTGGAAAATAATATGAGTTTTTTCGCAAACGAAAACAATAAAAAAGAACATAGTTTGTGGGTGGAGAAATACCGCCCACAAACTCTTGCTGACTATGTTGGTAATGAAACCATCAAAGAAACTATCCAACAATATTTGGATAACAACGATATTCCGCATTTATTACTTTATGGTAAAGCGGGTACGGGTAAAACTACATTAGCAAAGTTAATCGTAAACACAATCAAATGTGACCATATGATTATCAACGCATCGGATGAGAACAATGTGGATACCGTTCGTAACAAAGTAAAAGGATTCGCATCTTCCGTAGGTTTTGCAGGATTTAAGGTTGTGATTTTGGATGAGTTTGATTATATGACTCCAAACGCACAAGCAATCCTTCGTAACTTAATGGAAACATTCAGTAAACATTGTAGATTCATTTTAACGTGTAACTATATTGAGAAGATTATTGACCCGATTCAAAGTAGATGTCAATCATTTGCTATCACACCTCCAACTAAAAAAGATGTTGCGGTTCAGGTTAGTAAGATTTTAGATAAAGAGAATATCAAATATGATTTAAAAAATGTAGCTGATATTATCAGTTCATACTATCCCGATATTCGTAGAATTTTAAATACTTGCCAATTACAATCTGCTAAAGGAGAGTTGAAAGTAGATAAAGCTATTATGATTGAATCTGATTTCAGAAACAAATTAGTAGATGCATTAAAGGGTTCAGATGACAAGAGAAATTTATATTTAAAAACAAGACAAATGGTGTTGGATAATCAAATGAATGATTATACCGAAATGTATACATATCTTTATGACAAGGTAGATGATTACGCAGGTGGTAACACAGCAAATATCATTTTAGCAATCGCTGAAGCTCAGGCTAAAGATGCATTGGTAGTTGATAAAGAAATTGTATTCGCATCATTATTAATTCAAATTATAAACATTATAAAATAATGGAAGGACAAAACGGAATGCCATTAGGTATTAACCTAAATGATGCAAGAGATATGGTATGTGAATGTGGCGGTAAAATATTTATGCCAGGTGTTAGATTTAAGAAATTAAGTAAAATTATGACTGGAAATCCACAAGATACAATTATTCCAATTGAAATGTATTTGTGTACTGCATGTGGCGTACCATTACAAGAATTATTACCTTTGGAATTACAAGATAAAAAAGCAAATCCTTTAATTAAATAATATGGCTGGTAAAAGTTTATTTGACCACATTAAGGCTATAACAAACGAACAAGACCCAAAGTACTTTGAAAATCTATCAGAAGAAGATAAGAAATCTTGGAGTAACTTTATGATTAATCGTTTTCTTTCAATGAATCCTGATTGGGTTGAATTGATTGCAACTATACTACCTTTGACTCAAACACTTGAGCCAAAGGATATGTATAAGTTATACATCAATGCTATTCCAAAGGGTAGATATTTTTTAAAATATATGAAAGGCAAATCTGCTGAAAAATATGAATCATTTATAGTAGAATTGTTACAAAAGGAATATAGCTGTTCAGAAAATCAAGCCATAGAATATTTAGATATTTTATATGCTACTAGAGAAGGTAGAGAGAATATTAAATATATTTCCGAAAAATATGGTACTGATAAAAAGCAAATTACAAAGCTAAAATTAAAGATATAATATTTGGAATAATGAAATAAAAATCGTATATTTGTATTATAAACAAACAATATGGCAAGAGTTTCATTTTCACAATATAGTATGTGGAGTAGTTGTCCACAACAATATAAATTAAATTATATTGATAAGTTATCCGAATCAACCTCAAATATACATTCAGTATTTGGTTCGGCAATGCACGAAACACTACAAGAATATTTAGATAAATGCCTACGCATTTCCAAATCACAAGCCGATAAGATGATGAATCTTAAAGATATGTTGAAAGTAAAAATGAAAGACATTTATCTAAAAGAATTCGAAGAATACAAAACACACATTTCCACAAAAGAAGAGATGGTTGAGTTTTTAGAAGATGGTAATCTTATATTAGATTATTTTCAAAAACCAAAAAACTTCAATAACTTTTTTTCATTAAAAGATGATGAATTGGTAGCAATTGAGCAACCAATCAATACTAAAATTTCAGATAATGTAAACTTTTTAGGATTCATTGATTTTATTGTTAGAAATAAAAAGACTGGCAAATATCGTATTACGGATTTTAAAACATCCACTAAAGGTTGGAGTAAGTATCAAAAATCAGACCCAATTAAAAATACTCAAATTCTTTTATATAAAAAATTCTATGCAGAAATGTTAAACATATCACAAGATATG